TCCTTATTTATGCGCTCATCGTATTTCTCGCCGCGTTTTTGCTTAACCTTGGCTTGTAAGGGGATACCTTTTCCCACAATATTATTGCAGATCGTTCGCACCGCGCCTTTGGCATAATCGTTATCACGACAAAGACTGCGAACACGATTTCTCAGAGTTCGGATGCTGGAAACTATCTCACTATCGGCACTGGTAGAAGAAGCAAGCCAATCAGAAGTTAGGCGATTATAAATCGCCCCTTGATAAATCCGTTTTTGCTCTTTCCTTTCTTCTTTTTTGCCAAACGGCCACCACCAAGCCATGCAGTGTCGGTGGGGAATTCCCCACGGAGAATTTACTTTAATTTACTCTCAAACCTTGCCGCAATTGATGCAATTAACTTTCTTAACTGCTATAATTAGACTATCTTTAGCGTTGCGGCTAAAAGGCTTACAGATTAGTCTATGAGGTCTTCTAAAAGGCTCCCTCCTTAGGGGGTTTTTTATTATTTTCCAAACCGTACAAAAGCCCGCTGGGGATTAGCTTCCCCCCGCAAAACCGCTTCTGCTGATTGTTTTCTTTGCAATTGGAACCGATAACTATCTCGCAAAGACATCAACTCAGACAAAGATAATTTAGACAAGGAACGCCCCTGGATCGAGTAAGATTGCGCTCCCCCCGACACTACCGCTCGAATTGCCTGGTTAATAATCTCCAAATCCTTTTCCAATTGATTGCGGCCGTCAAAATCGGGAGAAGCGGCATAATTTATTACCGCTTCCACAGCCCCTGATTGTATAGTTCTTCTCAAAAGATTTTTAGTAATATAAGCCTGATAATAGTAAGTTCCCGCGCCTAATAAGTTAGTGCTATCAACAATCGTCAAAAATTCGCCATTATCATTAGTGGCAATTACATCCAAACTGGAATCGCCATTAATCGACTCTACGGCGCGAAACGACCAGCTTAACTGATAAATTGCCGGGTCAAAAGTCACAAAATTTCCTGTTTCGGGGTCAAGTCCCCGCAGGTCGCGGTGCCGCCAAATCAAGCGATCGCCAATAGTAATAGACTTGGAAACAATCAACATACTTACCAACTACTGGCAAAATTGCCCTTTTTGGATCTCGGGTACTGAAATTCATTTTGCCCTCGAACCTTTGGCACGTCCACCACTTCCTCTAGTTTTTCCTCAATTTGCGGGGTCAAAGACTCCCTTAATTTATTCCAATCGATCCGCGCAATCCCCAAAGCAGTAGCGGCCGCGTAGGCATAAACCAAGCAATCAAGCGCCTCATTACGAGAGCGAATTTTAATCCATTCCTGACGCGGAAAACCCTTGACATACTTAGTTTGTAGCTTTTCAGCGCACAACTGCTCGTAGTATTCTGAATCTAAGCCAATGGGAAAATGGATATAGCCCGGCCCGTAATTTTTCAGCTGCAAGCGACTGTAAATAATCCCCTTGACAGTATCAGACCCCACCGGCCACAGCCGCACACCTTTTTTAAGCACCTGACCCTTATAAGTGACTTCCTGATAAGTCGGTTTACCAATCACCGGCTTCCCGGCCGTGGACATCCCCTTAACCGCATAAAGATTACGCCCAGCCCGGCGACGGACAAAATTGTAAACCTCATTTGGCTTAAACCCAGAATCGATCGCCGCTGCCGTAATTGCCAACTCAGACCCGCCTGCATGAGTAAACTTCGATAAAAGCAAAACATCTAAATCCTCCCAAACCTTTGCCTCGGTCGGATCGCCGTAAAGCTCGATCGAGTAAATTAGCCAACTTTCCTCACCTGGACCCCAAGCATAAACCCCCACCGATAGCCGGTCTCCCTGCACATCAACCCCCGCCGTGACCAATAGTCCCCCGTGGGGAACCGTCAAAGGTTGATAAGGTTCGGCCCGATTGCTTAAATGCTGCCACTCAATCCCCTCGCCCCCGGCCTCATCAAAAGATTCACCTAGAGAAGTGTTGACCCACACCTTAAGCAATTGCAGATCATCTTTAGCCTTAAGAAAATCCTTGGCCACATCCCCGAAAGATTTCCAGGGAGAATAAAGCTCATTGATGTGAAATCCAGCCACTTTTGAGCCAGATTGCGTGGCAACCCAGCGACCAGCCCTCAAAAAAGCCTGCTTGTGACGATGCTCAATTTTCTTGCCGCAATCAATACACTCATACCAAGCGCCTTCTGGGTCTCCCGGTTCCCATTTCACTTGTCCCCAAACTAAATGCTGTTCTTGTCCACAGTGAGGACAGGGAATAAAATAGCGACGCTTATCCGATCGCTCGTACTCGCTCTCGATCCGAGATGCCCCTCGAATCGTCGGCGTGGAAACCAGTACCACGCGCCGATTCCAGAAAGTCGTTGTCCGTTTAACGGCCAATTCTACCGGGTCGCCCTCAAACCCCGCACTAAAAGGATAGCGGTCCACCTCGTCACAAACCACCACCCGCACAGGACGGGAGGCCAAACTAGAAGGGGAATTAGCTCCCGCCATAGTTATGTGTCCCCCTGGGAACTTTTTAGTCAGGATTGTGTTTCCCGATTTACGCGATCGAGTATCAATCTTCCCCACCAAAGCCGGCGAATCTCGCAACATGGGCATTAGCCGATCCTTTGACCACGTTTCCGCCATTTCCAAAGTAGGATTAATGCTGAGAATCGGAGCCGGATCCTGATGGATGTAATACCCCACCAAATTATTAATTAATTCCGTCCCGCCCACCTGAGACGACTTAATAAATACCACCCGCTCACAAGTGCCAATGCTATCCATAATCTCTTTAAGATAGGGAGTTCGTGCCGTGCGCCATTGTCCCGGTTCGGCACTACTTTCCGGGGATAATCGCCGGTAAGTATCAGCCCACTCACTCAGCGTCAACCTCGGCGGTGGCTGAAACGCCGTCGCCGTCTGCGCTAGTAGCTGTTGGGCTTCCTTCAAATTCCGGCCTCGCTAATTCCCCTAAACTTTCATCGATTACCTCTCTTAATATACTTTCTATAGCCAAAGGATCGCTTTCTCCAGCTAATTCATAAGCCAATTTTGTCGGTATTGACAGCAACTTAGCTCGGCAAGCAAGAATATAATCAGACCAAACTTTTACCACTTCCGACACTTTAATTAAAGTGCCTTCTTTTTCAGCGACTTCTAACTCTACCTTATCAGCCCGCGCCCTAGTTAAGCGCACTTCCTCCTCGTAGAGAGCGCCCTTTTTTTCCTTGTTAGAACTATTCTCTTTTTGATAGTGAGCAATTATTGCAGTCAGAATTTCGAGCATTTCTCCTGACTTAGGCACAATTCCCTGCGCTTGCCAATACCGAATCGTGCGATCTGGAATCCCTGTCTGTTTGGCGATTTCAAAAGAAGTAGGCATTAATAGTCCGTGGCAAAATTGCGCCGGTAAGCGCCTTTCCTTGCAATGACGTGACAGATCGTACTTTTAGCCACTCCTAACCAATTTCTCAAATCCTCATAATCAACCCCGCCGCTTTGATACAATTCCCTAATCACCTCAACCTCCCCAGGACTAAATCGGGGCGGTGGGGTAGATTTTGATGTGTGTTCCTTTTGGCGTAGATCAGGGCTTGTTACAAAAGCAGCTGATCTTTTGGCGTGGCTTGGGGCAGAACGGCTTTTACCGTAAAGAATCTCACTGGAAGCAGAAAAATCAGAGCGAGTTAGGGGACGTTGCTCGGCAATGTCGGTTAAATAGTCGATCTTGTCACGGATGCTAGGCATGGCAAGAAAAGGGAGGGTAGTTTCAATCCCTAGTAGGGATTAAGATTCATTCTTGTCACGAATGCTAGGCATGGCAAGAAAAAGGGAGGGTGGTTTCAATCCCTAGTAGGGGTTAAGATTCATTGTAACGGGGGGTATCCCCTCCCGATATGACACAAAACAATGTTTCAATCCCTAGTAAGGATTAAGATTCATTGTAACCTTTAAAATCCCCTTACCTTTGTAATGTTCGGAGCTTTTGTAATGTTCGGAGCTTTTGTAATGTTCGGAGCCTTTGCTATTTATACTCGACCGCTAAATCAATCGATTTTTGCTCCCGACGTAAAGCCGCAAGATAAGGCACGATAGTGCCATTAAACATTTGGCTATTTGTAACTACGATGCAACCAGCACTACCCGGCGCATTAGCATCTCGATGCAAGCCAATTTCCGCCCTTACAAATCCATCACCTTTGTAGGGGTCAGGGGTAATGTGATAAAACATTCCTTCAACTCCCCTCGTATCAAGCCAATACCCCCCAGTATTAATCTTCCACAGACGACCTTCTGGTATTGGCCCTTTGCCTCTAATTTTTTCCGCTCCCCGAAACTGATACCCGATTGCGCCACTGGTCGCACCCACACCTATTTCTATATTGCCACCCCGATAAAAATTCAAATGACCTTCAATCAACTTAGAAGATCGATTCACAGAAAGAGAAAGCCGAAAAACCGCCGTCACCACCGAAGTATTAGGCAAAGCAGACAAATCCCAGTGCGGCTTAAATAACCACCAAATATCCGCGCCGTAGCCAAGTTTAACCTGAATATGCAATCCCGACTGACTCAAGACCTGATCGACGGGATAAGTGCGATCTTTCTCCGCAAAAATCAAATCTTCAGCTTTTAAGCTAGAAGCTTGGTTCGGAGTCTTTTTAAGAAAAGTGTCAAATTTCGCCTTAATTATTGTCATTTGAACCTCTAAAATTTAGATTTAGCAAAGTCGTCCCAGATGTCAGCAATCCAAGCGATATACTGTTTTCTCGCGCTATTCCTAGCCTTAAGTCTAGATAATGAGTAATCACTGCTAAACTAATCAAAAAAACAGGAATCCAATTACTTCTCATTGTTTTTGCATTTTTTAAAAGCAGGTAGTTTTAACTACCTGCTTGATTACTTTTAGGCTACACTCGAACGGAAATCTTCCACCTCCTGCGCCGTAATATTGTCGGCAAGTATGCGCCGCCGCAAATCGCCAGCATTTCCAGATGCGATTAGTCCGCGTTGTTTGCACAGGGTGCGAAGCTGATTAATCTTTACATGAAATAGTGCCGTAGTAGCTTTTAAATCATCACCAATTGTGTCAGGATCATTTTCCTCAATTTCGATTGGGGCAAGTGGGTCTGCGTCCTTAGTCTCACTGGGGAATTCCCCAGTAAAAGATTCCGATTCAACTACTGCTTTAGCTTCAATACTAGGCGGTTCTGGCTCTGGTTCTGGGTCTGGATCAGATTCGACAGGCTCACTGCAAGCCGCTAACTGCGGA